TTAAATAGATCGTCCAAACCATAACACCTTACCAATGATGGAAATGTCGTTGTAATCCTGTGCCAAATCAAGCTCAAACGGTGCATAGGCTTCATTTGCTGAGGTTACCAACAATTTGCCACCCGGTAAGGATTGGATACGCTTCACAATTAAATCATTACCAATTCTAACCACATATAAGCCATTGCCAGGCTGATTTTGGGCTTTATCGACCAAAATCACATCCCGCTCATTCAAAACGCCTTCCATGCTGTCACCTTTGACGCTGATGACGACCAAATCGTTTGGATTGACGTTCAGGCTGTCCTCCACCCATGCCTTGCGAAAGGCCATGGTGCATTTGATTTTGTCACATGCGTTCAGATAGCCATTGCCGGCAGAAGCCTGAATGTCATAGCGTGGTACAAAGACAAAATCTTCTATGTTGACAGGATTTCCGCAAACATCATTGATATCTTGTGTGTTTAATGAATTATTTTTTTGTTTTATTTCAATTACTTGCTCTGATTTTTCGTTTTCATTAGGCATGTTTAAATATGGAGAGCCTTCTCCAGTCATTAACCATTTTAAATCACAACCGCTTTGATTATGAATATTTAGTAAGGTATCTGCTTTTGGCAAAGTTCCCTCTCTAAACACTCGTGACAATCCCATGTGACTTATTCCAATCATTTCTGAAATCTTAGCTACGGTTTTATCTGGCCATAGACTTAAAACACGGTCTTTGAATGTAGTCATTTTCAACCTATACATTTGTTTAGACATGTAGTGACTAAACAAATGACTAAACAAATATTTATATGATAGTTTTAAAAATATGCGCATATAAATCAAATATTTAGCAAAAACCGTTACAATATAGTTAGATTTTTGACTAAACAAATCATTTACTTTAAGCGTTTTGTTTAGTAATATTCCAGACAGGTAATCCGACAAGATAACCCTGACAGGTAAATTACTATGCAAAAAAAACCAGCTAACAATGAAGTGAAAGCCGATTGGCACAGTGCTGACATCAAAGCAGCACTAAACAAAAAGGGATTAACTCTTCGCGCTTTATCCGTTGCGAATGGTTGCCATCCCGATACTTTAAAAAATGCTTTACGTGTTCCGTACCCAAAAGGAGAACGAATTATTGCTGCTGCTTTGGATTTAAATCCTGAAGAGATATGGCCTGAACGTTATGAAAAACGCAATTTCAAGGCACATATTCAGATGCAGGCAGTGATTGCTTAATGATAAGCCATAGCAACGATAAACGCATCATAAATAGGAATTAATGGTGAGAAAAGTAACTATGACTCCTCAAAAGATTATTTATTAAGAGGAATTTGCCATGAGTAAAAAACATTTTTCTTCTACTGAATTAACAGAGATGAAATTGACAATTTTACCAAAAACTAAGCAAGCAATTGAACATATTGCCAAACGTGATAATTGGCCTTATGAGCAAATAACAGCTAGAGCCCGAGGAGGTAAAAGAAAAGTTTTTCCTTTTAATGGCTTACCACAAGCAATACAGGAAGCCATACGTCAAAAACAAGTTGGTGATTTATTACAGGACGCTCAGGTAAAACCTTTGCCTGCTGTTCAAAACGATTTGTTTGGAAAAATGGATGAAAACAGCTTAACCGATCGCCAGCGCCAAGTGGCTGCTGCTCGTAAAGGCGTCCTGAAAGCCATTGAAGACGTGATGGAACAAGCTAATGTGACCAAAGAGGTGGCCATGCAAACTGTTTTGACCCAAGCCAAACTCGCAGGTTATGAACATTTGAGCAAAATGTTTGAATTGGCATTGGACAAACGTGGTGCAACCACACAACTGCCAACAGTACGCACGATTAAACGTTGGTTTGCAGCACGTGATGAACAAAAGTTGGTACCAGCAATTCCTGTGGCCAATTTTGAATTACCAAAATGGGCACCCGTATTCCTGAAGTATTACCAACAGCCACAAAAACCAAGCGTGGTTGCTGCTTATGAGCTGTTTTTAAACGAATGGCAACAAATTGCTCCATTGGAAAAGCTACCAACTTTCAATCAAGCGAAATATTTATTGAAGAAGTTGGGCAATGTCAGTCGTGAAAAAGGACGTATGGGCAGCCGTGAAATCAAGAATATCAAACCTTATAAGGTGCGTGACTTCTTGCACATGAACCCAACCGACATCTATACCGCAGATGGTCACACTTTTGATGCAGAAGTCTTGCATCCTGATGCGGGTAGACCGTTTCGTCCTGAAATCACCACCATTGCCGATGTGGCCACACGCAAAATCGTGGGTTGGAGTGTGGATTTGGCTGAAAGTGGTTTGGCGGTGTTGTCTGCCATCAGTCATGCGTGTGAAAGCAATGGTATTGCAGCGATTTTTTATGTCGACAATGGCGGCGGTTACAAAAACGCCATGATGACCGATGACGCTACCGGATTGATGGGGCGTTTGGGCATGACCATGCACCATTCGATTGCCTACAACTCACAAGCGCGTGGTGTGATTGAGCGTTTGCATCAGACTGTTTGGGTGAAAGCTGCACAAAGCCTACAGACTTATATGGGTGCAAAGATGCACAGGCAAGCGGCTCAAAGTGTTCACAAAGCGTCCCGTCAATTGGTAAAAAAAGGCGTGAATTTGAAAGGTGTACCAGCATTGGCCAACATCCAATCATTGAGTCCAAACATGTTAATGGATTGGGCTGAGTTCACGGCATTTTGTGAATGGCATGTTGAGCAATACAACAACCGCCCTCACCGCTCTTTGCCAAAAATCTTGGATGTGGAAAACACCAAGCGTCACATGACACCGAATGAATTTTGGGCGTTAAAGGTGGAGGAAGGAGCCAAGATTGTCCGTATCCAAGAGGACGAAAAACACCTGTTGTTCATGCCACAAGTCATGCGTGTGGTACAGCGTGGTCAAGTGTTTTTGCGCAATAACCGTTATTTCAGTATGGCTTTAGAGGAATACCACGGTGACAGTGTTCGTGTGGCTTATGACATTCATGATGCTGAACACGTTTGGGTTTATGACGATATCGGCCGCTTGATTTGTAAAGCACAGTGGAATGCCAATTCAACGTCTTATGTGGCTGTGTCTTTCTTAGAACAAAGCAAAGACAAGCGCATAGACATGCAAGTGAAGCGTTTGGAAGTGAAAAAACAAAACGTTTTGGCAGCAAAATCATTTCACGTTATCGAGCATCAATCTACTGTGAATTTGGGCGGTATGCCGATTGACATGGCTTCGTTGGCAGAACGTGGTGAACAAGCCCGTTTGCGCATGTTGCAAAAATCTCAAAAAGAGGCAGTGATTGAGGCAGAAATTGTGCCACCGATTGTTGAAGAAGTGACTTTAGAAGCAGTTTGGAGTGTGCCAAGTGAACCTGCTGAACGCTTTGCTTTGTATGAACGTTTGAAAGACAAAACAGATTTGCCACAGGCAGCACAAAAATGGGTAGCAAGCTACCCAAGAAGTCACGAATTCAAGGCATTGGTAAAACGCCAACAAAGTTCATGAAAGGAGATTTAAACCCGTTTTAATGCAGTGTTAGGCAATACAGAAAACGTTTTTTAATAGATTGAGTGTAAGCGCACCCAATCAAAAACTTAGGGAATTGTAATGAAAATCGCAAATATAAACAACTTGAATTTGGTTTCGGTGGCTATGGAAGCTCTGGTTGAACGTCAGGAAGGCTTGCCAGGCTTGGGGGTTTACTATGGTCCAAGTGGTTTCGGAAAAACCACAACTGTAGTGGCTGTGGCCAATGCCACACGTGCTTATTACGTGCAAATGCGTTCGGCTTGGAGCAAGAAAACCTTGCTTGAAAAAGTGTGCATTGAAATGAGCATTCCTGTTGCCAATACCGTTCCTAATTTGCTGGATTCTGTTTGTGAGCAATTGGCCGCAAGCCAACGCCCTTTGATTATTGATGAAGCGGATCATGCGGTTTCCAAATCAGGCATGGTGGAATTGATTCGTGACATTTACGAGGGTTCACAAGCACCAGTGATGCTCGTTGGTGAAGAAATGTTACCCAACAAATTAAAGCGTTTTGAGCGTTTTCATGGACGGGTATTGCGCTGGGTACCGGCACAGCCTGTGTCTTTGTCTGATGCGCGTTTGTTGGCCAATATTTATGCGCCTGATTTGGAGTTGGACACTGCTGTTTTAGAGATGTTGGTGGCTATTTCGCATGGTTCGGTACGTCGTGTCACAGTCAATTTAGTGAATTTATTTGAAGACGCGAACATTCGTGGCTTAGCAGCAATGGGTTTTGATGATTTGGATCGGAGCAAATTGTATCAAGGTGAAGCACCAAAACGGAGCTTGAAATAATGCAAGCGACGACTTTGACCAAACCAAAATTAACCATTCGTGCACGTATGTGGGACTTATTTCGTGCCAATAAGCAAAACCCGTTGACCCGTGTTGACATTGCCAGAGAGTTGGAGTTGGAACACAACTCTTTGGTGGATGGCAAATATTTACGCTTTTGTGTGAATGCCGGCATTTTGACCAAAACCACCAAAAAAGTGGGGCAATTGGATAAAAGGCTCGATAAAAATGCTGAAGCATGGGTGATTTGCAAAGATGTGGGCATTGAAGCACCTCGTTTTCACAAAGACGGTACTTTGATGACACAAAGCGGTGTGAATGAAGCCATTTGGCGCAGCATACGCATCTTGAAATCATTCAATCGTTCTGAATTGGCATCTCATGTTGCCCACTTAACGAATGAAGCAACGGTTCAAGCCTATTTGTACAGCTTAAGACGCGCAGGTTATGTGGCATGGATTGATGAAAAAACCAACTCTTATCGTTTGGTTAAAAACACAGGTCCTAAGCCGCCACAGGTTTTGAGAGTCAAAGAAATTTACGACCCAAACATCGACGAAATTGTCATGCGGGAGGTACCAGATTGTGAATGAGGATAATCAAGAGTGGCTTGAGGTTTTAAGAGCCGAAGTAGCTAAAAGTTCCATCGCTAAAGTGGCTAAAAAACTTGAATACAGTCCAGCAGTTGTCAGTTTAGTGCTTTCAGGGAAATACCAAGGCAACATTGACAATGTTATTAAGCGTGTCATTGAAATGTACATGATTGTGGAATGCCCTTACTTAGAAGCCAAAATGGTATTGAATGATTGTCGGACTTTTGCCTTGGGTCGCGCACCGACCCACAGCCCACCCAAAATGCAGCATTGGAGAGCGTGCAGACGTTGCCCATTGAAACCAAAGGAGCTTGATTCATGAAACAGTTTTTTGCTTTGTTGTTGATTGCGTGTTGTGAACGTTCGATGCAGTACAACCAGAGCCAAGTGGCTCAGATTGAAAAAGCTTTGGACTATGAAATGCGCCATGTGCCAATTTTGAAAGTGACCACTCGTGAGGCCATTCGCCATGATTCTCAAGAGATGATTGGCTTGCATTGGCAAAACTACCAAAAGTGGCAAGCTCGATTGAAAAAAGTTAAGGCTTGGGCAAAAGACTGAAAAAATTGGAGAAACTCATGAAAAATGAACAAAACTTAGAACCAATTAAGCAAATGTTGTGGGTTAAAAAAATGACTGTTACACAGCTTGCAGCCGCTTGCAAATTGAACGTAGATGAAGTGACTGATTTACTAGATGAGCTAGATGATGATGTATTGCAAAGTGAGTTTTGCACCGTCAACAAGACAGTCAAATATTGGATTTTAAAAACCGAATTTTGCCTGCAAAGCTTGGTTATCAATATTCTGAAAGACCTTAACGGTGTGGCCACTCGTATCCAAATTGCAGAAAAATTGCAGTTTGTACCACTGCATCAAATTGATTCTGCCATTAAAAACTTAAAAAACAAGCAACAAATCCATACAGTCAGTCGCGGTGTGCTTGCTCTTGGTGACAGTGTGAGTCATCAAAAAAAGGAAGTTGCTTTATTTGATACCGAAATTAAACCTGAAGGCAACATGGTGGAATGCACTGACACTGTACATGGAAAAAATGTGATTAATGCGCTTTATGATCCTAAGGTCATGCCAGCTTTTTTTCAAAGTGCTTGTAAATTCCGAATGTTAAACGATGGCTCTTTAATTCTAAATTTAGAAGGTCGGGGTTTGATGTTAAATCCGAAAGACAGTGAGCAAGTGTTTACGGTGTTAAACAAAGTATATGGGAGGGCTTTATGAAAACCCGTTGCCCTTGTTGTGGCGCTGAAAACAGTTTGGATGCTTTGGTCAATCATGATGCCGCTCGCCAAGCAGTATGGGCATTGGCACAAATGGGCGATGAGTTGACACGTTTGGCGGTGATGTACGTGGGTTTGTTTCGCCCTGTTAAAACTGCTTTGTCTTTTGACCGTATGGCCAAGCTACTGCAAGAACTGAATGTACAAATAGATGAAGGCTTTATTGAGCGCAATGGACAGCGCCATGATGCACCAAAAGAATTTTGGATTCATGGCTTACGTGCAGTATTAGAGCGTCGTGAAGCCTTGTCTTTACCGCTTAAAAGTCATGGTTATTTGTATGAAATCATGAGCACTTCAGCACAGATTAAATCAGTGCCAACACCAACATCCATTGCTATGCAATCGAATAAACCAACCAGCCAAACCATGAGTGGTTTGGCGGTTTTAGAAAGCATGAAAGGAAATGGCCATGTTCATCAACGATGAAGTGTTAACAGGCTTACAACGCTTGATGGCTTTGCGTTTGGCAGGTTCGCCGCCTGCTGATGCGATTGCTGCCACTGCTTCGGTTTGGATGGATGCGGTATCCCGTTATCCGATTGCATGGAATGAACAACAAGACACGCAGCGTATCAGAGCAGCTTTTGACAAGTTGGTTTGGGAATGTGACAAATGGCCAAGCGTTAAACAGTTTTTAAATGCTTTGCCACCACGTCCATTACCACCTTTATTAGGCAAAGCCAAAATGAGCCAACAGCAATTGGATGAAGGCAGACTCAATATTCAAAAGATTTTAGACAATTTAGAAAAGAAACGCATTCCAAACCATGATGGCAAAGCTGCTTTGGAACAAGCGATTCAAATGACAAAGGAGCAACAAGCATGACAACAACTGCATTGAATTTACAAGACTACCGCCAAGACGCACGCGGTGCATTGGTACCTGTAGAAGCCATTAAACCGATTGATTTGGCGCGTGATGATTTGGTCAAAGAAATGGTGGCAAAAGTATTGCCGATTCAAAATCAATTGGCACAATTGAAGCAAGCTGTGATTGCTGATGTGCGTGCTTTCATTGAATTGTCGGCTAATGAATACGATGTGAAATTAGGCGGCAAAAAAGGCAATGTGACCCTCACCAGCTTTGACGGCCAATACCGTGTGTTGATTGCCATGCAAGACAGTTTGCATTTTGATGAACGTTTACAGGCCGCCAAACAGTTGATTGATGAATGTTTGAGTGAGTGGACACAAAACAGTGATGACAATGTGAAAATCATTGTCAATGCGGCTTTCGATGTTTCCAAAGAAGGAAAAATCAATACAGGACGGGTACTTGGTTTGCGTCGCTTGAATATTCAGCATGAAAAATGGCATCAGGCGATAAACATTTTATCTGACAGCATTCAGGTTTTGAGCAGTAAAGAATATGTCCGCTTTTATCATCGCAATCAAGATGGCAAATACGAGTTGATTAATTTGGATTTAGCGACGGTTTAACTGTTTTTAAAACAGTTCACGGCCATATAGGCCGCTTCAAGCCCCACATGCAGTGGGGCTTTTTCATTGATTCACAAAGCATAAATACTGACACTTGTCAAATAAGTCGCCATTTGTAATCTGAAATTATAATATTTAAAATCAATATGTTCAGTTCAATTATGGGGATGTGTCATGACAAAAAAGCAAGGCGATGTATTACGCAAAAAATTGATTGCCAAAGTCAAAATTGCACAGCAGCAATTGGGTTTGGATGATGAAACTTACCGTGATTTATTGGAGCAAGCTGTAGACAAACGTTCTGCATCACAAATGTCCATTGAAGAATTGGAAATTGTTTTGGTGCTCATGCAAGAACATGGTTTTCAAGCAAGCGGTAAATGGGGTCGAAAACCATCTGTAACCGCAAACAAGCAACCGTTATTAGACAAAATTGAAGCATTGCTTGCAGATGGTAAAAAACCTTGGCGTTATGCTGAAGCAATGTCTGAGCGCATGTTCAATCGTAAACAAGTGCAATGGTTGAACATGAATCAATTGCACAAATTGGTGGCCGCATTGCAAATTCATGCCAACCGACAGGAGAAAGCAGATGCTTGAGATTGAACAAGATGCCTTTTTTGGCTTGTCGCATTTGTTGCCAGACTCTGCCAAAGAGCTGATTTTGATTATTGGTTGGGAGCATACCCATAAATTGATTGAACATTATCCAGGCACTCATTTCCCTTTAGGCAAGAACATTACCAAAGCGGGTAAAATGTTACATGCAGCTTTGTCAGAGGTCATTGGGGAAGCCAACACCCAAAAAGTTGAAATTGCCTTTGCTGCTCAACGTAAGCTGTGGATTCCAAAGTGCGATAAGATTTTGCTTGAATTACGCAATCGCAAAATCCGCCAAGAGTTTGATGAGTTGACACGCAATAATCACATGACTGCTGAATTGGCAGTGCGTAATTTGGCTTTGTCTCATAAATTGGTTGAAAGAACCATTTGGCGCATCATGAAAATGCCTGATATGCAATTTGATACAAGTGAATGCCAACAACCTTTGTTTTGAATTTCTTTTACAGCTTCTTTTGCTCCCCAAGTGGGAGCTTTTTTCATGCACGTACTGACACAAGACTAAACACGTTTAATGCAGAACAAATAGACAATCAAGGCATGTTTAGTCTTGTGTCAGTATATTAGGAGTCTGTATGAAAAACGTCATCACCATCACAGCCGGTCACAGCAATACAGATCCTGGTGCGTGCAATGGTTTGAGTCGTGAAGCTGATATTGCCGCCGACATGCGCAATATGGTGGCGCATTATTTGAAAACAGCAGGAGTTGAAGTGCGTACCGATGGTGAGGGCAAACGAAATTTGTCTTTGAGCCAAGCGGTGACCTTGATTAAAAACTCTGCGGTGGCGGTTGAATTTCATTGCAACTCTGTCAGCGATAAGCGTGCAACAGGCGTGGAAGCTTTGGCGAGCAGCAACCACAAAACCATCAGTCAGAAGCTGTGCAAAGCCGTTGCCGATGAAATGGCGATTCCTTTGCGTGGTGACAAAGGTTGGAAACCTGAAAATGCAGGTTTTCACCACCGTCTTGCTTATGTTAGCAATGGCGGCATTATTTTAGAGCTGTTTTTCATCAGCAATGATGATGAGTTGGCGATTTGGTATGCCAAAAAATGGCTGATTGCCCGTGCGGTGGCTCAGGTGTTGATTGGAGTGGCCAATGATTAAAGGATTATTGGCTTATTTAGCACGGTGGCTGCCTAAAGCGACTTCTTTAAAACCAAGTCGTATTTATTGCCATTCTTACCCAATCAACCGTAATCGCCATAGCGGTGTGGCTGCTGCCAAGCGTTTGGCCAAGAAGCGCAGAAAGGCAAAAAAGCCATGAAAAACTGGTTTAAATCCCTTTTAAAAGCCTTGGCAGGCAATGAGGTAACAGGCGCACCGAGCCATACCAAAATTTGGGCATCGGTCGCTTGTGCCACTGCCACATGGAAATTCATTCACATTCCTGAACCATCGGTGGACATTTGGATGGCTTATTTGGGTTTGGTCGGTGGCTATGCTTTGGGACGTCGTTGGATTGCATCTAAGCAAAGCATTGAAGAAAACAAACAGGAGTCCAAAGAATGAAAACGCTTGGCATGAGCGGTTTGCTTCATCAGTTGCTCAATCAGCTTCATGCTCAACTTGAAGCCAAATACATGGATGTCAGCTTGACTGTGCAGCAATTACCTTGGGTTTTACAAGTGGCTGATGACTTAATGACGCAAGGCATACAAAGCGTTTGTGTACGTTTTAATCACGATTTAAAAGCCATTATTGTGACCAATGTAACGGCTGAAGCCGTTAAAAATGCTTTGGCCAATTATGAGCAATATTATTGTCACAACGACACCAATGAGCAAATTGCCGTTATTGAAAAAGACGGTGAAGTGGTCAATGGTTACACCAAATTGATCGTGATTTGTACAGAATTTGAGGTCAATCATGACCATTGAGATGGCATTTGGCATTTTGATGTCTGTGGCTGCTGCTGCCATTGGTTTAAGCATCAAGCGTTTGTTTGCTCAAATTGATGAGCAGCAAAAAACCATTAACCAAATGCAGGTGCAGTACAAAACCCGAGTCGATGCACAGCAAGACAATCAACAACTTTTGAAGTCTTTAGAGCGCATCGAAAACAAAATTGAAAAAATGAGCGAAAAACTAGACCGGAAAGCAGACAAACCATGAACCAAGATAAAGAAGCCATGGAGTTATTGCAGCAAATCAACAGTAAATTGGATGTCTTGGATGGCAAGGTAGAACAAATCCACAAAGATGCTAAAAAAGCCGGTGCAGTGGCAGGTGGTGTGGCAGGTGCAGTTTCAGGCGGTCTTGTGGCCACAGGCATTGCCTTTATCAAAGCACAGATTGGCTTCTGATGGCACATCCAAAACAAACCCGTACCAAGCTGCGTCAAGCCTACGTTTTTGATCAATACAGCTTAGAAATTGCGGCTTTGAATGTCGGTGTATCGTTTGCTACTGCTAGGCGTTGGAAGTCGGAAGCCAAAGACAGCGGCGATGATTGGGACAAAGTAAGAGCTGCTCATGTGTTGGCAGGCGACTCCATGGAAGACTTGGGACGGGCGATTTTGAGTGGGTTTTTATTGCAATACAACGCAACCATTCAAGAGCTACATACCAGTGAATTGCCTGCGGCCAAAAAAGTGGAATTGCTGACAAGCCTTGCAGATGCTTTTAACAAAACCACAGCAGCCAGTAAGAAGGTTTTGCCTGAAACCAATCAATTGGCCACGGCTTTGACGGTGGTACAAAAATTGGGGGACTTCATCCAAACCCACCATCCCAAACATTTGCCTGCATTTGCTGAGATTTTAGAGCCGTTTGGGGCGGTGATTCAGAAGGAGTTTGGGTGATGGAAGGTTTATTTGACTTTGTAAATCAAAATGTCCAATTTTGGTTAGAGCCGCAAGCTGAAAAAATGGTTTTGATGCTGGGCATCAACCCGATTCATTTACCACCACAAAATATCAGCTTACCAATTGGTAGTGGTTGGATTGAGTTTGAATATATCGATACGGTCAAGAACCAAGCAGTCTACCGAGCCACTCAATGCCTTCTTGACCGTGCTCCAAAGCATAATCCAAACCTTTTAGAGTTAAATGTTCAAGAGATGATTCGCTTAATGCCTTGATGCGTTCAATCCAAGTGGTTTTCTCTGCTTCAGAAAGATGAGGGTTGTCCATAATGCGCAGTTGGAGCAAGTCTTTAATGGTATCAGCATGAAGTTTAACGGTCACAACACCAAGTACAGCAGAAAGACCACCATCATCTGCAAGAAAATCGAAAGCTCTGGCAGTGGGCTGGCAGCTAGACCAAACAAGTTGGGGAATTTTATCCTCAAATGCTCGTGGAATGGGCTTAATTGTAATTAGTTGGTGCATTTCTAAGTATAGAAGATTACCAATCACCTCCTCTTTACCGTACTCACTAATCCAAGTATTAAAAATTGAATTGTCAGGTGATTGAGGGAATTTAGATGTGAGTTCTAATAGAACAATATTTTGTAATTCACGATTCAATTTCATGGATGGTATGGCTCCTTTGAAAATTTAAGGCGATTTTATGTTGAAAATGAAAAACAAAGAATTTATCCAATCCTTAGCCGACTATGCCGCCCAGCTTCGCCGCACCATTGAAGCTGAGGTGGATGGCTTTGATCCATCACCCAAGGCGATGACAGAACGGCGTGCCAAAGTGTTGGACTCTGTGCATGGCTATGAGTATTTTGTGAACACCTATTTTCCGCATTATGTTCGTCATGCGGAGAAATCCCAATTGCATGAACACCTTTTCAAGAGATTGCCTGAAATCGTTGCCTCTAGCAACAGCGAAAACGATGCGATTGCCGCTCCTCGTGGTGAAGCCAAATCAACTTTGGTCACGCAGTTATTCAGTCTTTGGAACATCATCACCGCCCAAAAGCATTTCATTGTGATTGTGATGGACAGCATAGACCAAGCCTACCCTATGCTTGAAGCCATCAAAGCCGAATTGGAGTTTAACCCACGTTTAATGGGGGATTTTCCTGAAGCTGTGGGTGGTGGCCGTGTGTGGCAAGCAGGGACGATTGTGACGGTCAATGACATCAAAGTCCAAGTGGCAGGCAGTGGCAAAAAGTTACGTGGTTTGCGCCATGGTCCTTATCGACCTGACTTGACCATTTTGGATGACATTGAGAATGACGAACAAGTCCGCAGCCCTGAACAACGAGACAAAACCGATGCTTGGGTCAAAAAAACCATTTTGCCTTTGGGCGGTGTGGGCAGCAAATACGATGTGATTTACATTGGTACCATCTTGCATTACGACTCTGTTTTAAGCCGTGTTCTGAAAAATCCGTTCTGGAAACGTCTCAAACTCAAAGCCATGATTCAATGGCCAACCAATATGAGTTTGTGGGAACAGTGGGAAGAAATCTTTCGCAATAGCTCATTGGAAGATGCCGAAGCAGTTGCAGATGCGTTTTACCAACGCCATAAAGCAGTCATGGATGAAGGCGCTATCACCTCTTGGGCAGCCCGTGGTGTGTTGGCATTGATGAAAATCCGCGCTCGTGATGGCCATGATACGTTTGATTCTGAGTACCAAAATGATCCTGTGGCAGGGGATAACGCACCGTTTGCCAATGCCATTCAATATTGGGTACACCATGCCGATGATTGGCTTTTTTATGGCGCTTGTGACCCATCATTAGGCAAAGCAGGCAAAGGACGTGACCCATCGGCATTGTTAGTCGGTGGTTACAGCCGCAGGCGTGGTGTGTTGGATGTGGTGGAAGCCAAGATTCAGAAACGCTTGCCTGACAAAATCATTTCCGATGTGATTGCTTTGCAGCGTGAATACAAGTGTTTGCTGTGGGGTGTGGAAACGGTGCAGTTTCAAGAGTTTTTAAAAGACGAATTGGTCAAACGCTCCGCTCAATTGGGCATTCCTGTACCCGCTCGTGGCATCAAGCCAACCGCAGACAAAACCTTGCGCATTGAAAGCATACAGCCACACATGAGCAATGGCTTGATTCGTTTGCACGCTTCACAAACGGTATTAATCGACCAATTGCGTCATTTCCCTATGGCCGACCACGATGATGGTCCTGATGCCTTGCAAATGTTGTGGATGATGGCCACCACAGGCGTGGCCAGCAGCAATGCCCGTCCAATTGTCATTCCTGAACCCGTATTGCCTTTCTTTTAAGCGTCCTGTAATGGAAATTTAAACCATGTTTAAACGTAAAAAAATAGCCACCACTGCCAAAGTATTGGTAGATGCCACAGAAGGCTTATTGGACAGTGTTATCCAAAGCACTGAAAGCACCGACCAATTGTTGACCCGTTTGGGTGTCAGCCGCCAACAAGCTTTTGATGCCATCACGGCTGACGATGAAGTGGAATCTTGTCGTGAAGACTTGCGCATGGCAATGCTCTCCAAAACATGGCGTTTGTGGGGTGAAGATGCCAGTGACGATGATGTCAATCGGTTGTGGAAAACGGTGCGCAAACAATTGCCGCATTTGGTTGAAGCGGTATTGACTGCCAAAATCAATGGTTTTGCAGTGGTGCGTTATTTGTATGAGCCTGAAGCCGATGGCTTTTTAAACATCGTTAAAATCAGTGACAAGCGCGGTGAATTGGACAAGTATTTGCCGCGTGCAGATGGTGCATTGGTATACAACAGCGACAATGGCGAGCAAGTGGTGGACACACAAGTGTTGTATTCACTCATTACCAGTCAAGCCACGCCGCAAAATCCTGCCGGTGAAATGGCAGGCGCACGTTTGTATCCTGCGGTGGCCATACGCAAACAAGGCTTTGTGTATGCCGCTCAATTCATCAAACGTTATGCACAGCCTTATATGATTGGCCACATTGAAGGCGAAACCGATGGTTTTGTCAGCAAGTTGTACAGTTTTTTGTCCGGTGGTGCGATTGCCATCAGCCGTGAGGACAAAATTGAAATGCTGCAAAACAGTGCCGATGGCCAAGCGTTTCAGCGCTTAGAACGTATGGCCAATGCCCGCATTCAAAAAGCCTTATTGGGTAAGGTCAAAACTTCTGATTTGGAAAATGGCAGCCGCGCCGCTCAAGAAACCGAAGAAACCACCAAAGGCGATCGCATTGATGGTTATTTGTACATGTTGACTTTGGCAGTACAACACATGATTGATGCCTTGCTGTTGGTGAATATAGCTTATGGCAAAAGCTTGAGTGCGCCAAAAGGCTTATGGTTTGAATTCAACAAAGAGTCGGAAATTGATGTCAAGCGTGCTGAACGAGATGCCAAGTATTGTGAAGCGGCAGGCTTGCAATTGACCAAAGACTATTTCATTGATGTATTGGGTTTGGAAGAAAGCCATTTTACTTTGGCTGAATCGCAAGCGGTACAGGCGCAATTGTCAGCCAAGCTGTCCAATCTGAAGTCTGAGCCTGTGGTCAACCATTTGCCATTGAATGTGTTTACCAAGCCCAAAATAGATGCGCTGTTGTCTGCGTTAGAAGCCTCTGATAGCTATGCCGAATTTGAAAGCAAGCTAGGTGCTTTGGATTTGAGCCAAGGCGATGCCGTCATCATTCAGCGTGTCTTAGGTGATGGTGTGCATGAATGGGTCAAAGGCAGCGAGGCCAATAATGGATGAAATTGAATTAAATCCATTGGGTTTGGTAGACAAGACAGCATTGCAGTTTTTACAAAGCAAAAAATTGTTACCAGGCTTCAGCCACTATGATGTGTGGCTGCATGAACATGCGGTGGCATTTACAGTAGCCAAGATGATGGATGCGGATTTATTGGCTGAGACCAAAACGGCTTTACAGGACGCTTTGCAAAATGGCACCGATTTCAATACGTTTAAACAGCGTTTAAAACCGTATTTAATGAGCCAAGGTTGGTGGGGTGAGCAAATCATGCTCGATCCACTGGATGGACAAGCGAAGATTGTGCAATTGGGCAGCACACGCCGCTTGGAAACCATTTTTCAAACCAATATGGCCACTTCCTTTGCCGCAGGCCAATGGTCACGCATTCAGACCAATAAAGCGGCTTTGCCCTATTTGCGCTATAACCCAAGTGCAGCAGGCAATCCACGAGATGCCCACAAGCCTTATTACAATCTGATTTTGCCTGTGGATCATGAGTTGTGGTCACAGATTTACCCGCCCAATGGCTATGGCTGTTTGTGTACAGTCAGCCAATTGACCCGCCGCCAAGCCGAACGTGAAGGCATCACCGAAGAACCTGAAGTGACCATGACCGAGTTTGTGAATCCACGTTCTGGTGAAGTGGTCAACATCCCTGCCAACATCACACCAAGCTTTGCCCACAACCACGGTGACCGCTTGGGTGCATTAGAAGCCTTGTTTGGTGAGAAGCATGGTGTGGATGCATTATTTCAATTAGAAAATCAACTTGAAGAATACTTACAAAATCGCGTTAATTTTAACGCACTGAATACAGTTAAGGTAGAACGGTTGGTTGATGATTTGATTAATCAGAGTTTGGTACAACGCTTATTGATTGACCCATTGGATGGCAAAGAAAAGCTTTCTGAGGCTATTTTTGCGGCACTGTGGCAAGAGCAAGTTGGGGATGAATTGGTAAGATTTGACTTGCTTAAAAGCATCAATACTACCAATCAAACACTACCGACACCTGATTTTATGATTGTTGATAAGACATTGCCAAAAGAAGATTGGTTAACGTTAGAACTCATGTACACGTTGGATGCTAATAATGCTTACCAAGTTGCTGAGTTGAACAAATCCTTATCAAAATCATCTCAGGCTTGGGAAAAACAAAAAAAACAAATTTTGAGACATCTGGATAAAGCTGATATTTTGGCTTTGGACATGCGACAACTGAATACCATTAATCAAGTTAAAATAATGAATTATGTGTTAGAGTTAAGCGATAATTTACGTTCTAAATTGCGTTTGATATTTGAAAGACAACCATGATTGGTTTTTTATACATTACTCCGAATGATAACTTCGATTGCTTGGAGTTGAATGGTCCAGCTGCGCATGCTGTATTTGATGCCATTAAAGAGCCTATGTCTAAACAATTGGGCGCTGAATGGTTTAAACGGGCTGAATTTGAATTTGAGGTGTTGGAAGAAATCAATCTAACAGAATTGAGTGCTGATGATTTTAATTTGGTTTGTTCTTTGATTTTGAATGCTGCCAAAGACAATACTTGGATTGCTGCATTTGAACCTGAATTACAAAAACAATTGAAAATAGATCCACGCTACAAAAATTAAGTACCCAAACTCAAGTTTTCACTCAAAGCCCATCAAGGGCTTTTTTAATGCTTATTCAAAAACGCTCACAGAAGCCCGTAGAGGGCTTTAAAACCCAAATCAATACCCAAGCCTACCCAAGCCCTATACTTTGCATCCTGAGTGAATTTAATGGGCATTTAATGGGGTATTCAGTTTGGGCATCTTGTCAAAAAGTGTCTTGGTCTTCTAAAAACGTACTGACACGCACCAAGACACGCCATATAACCATTCCCTGCACAATGGGGCATGAATACGAAAACCCCCACCCCCCCATCTCCGAAACTTGGTGCCAAGCTCTCTAGTGGCATCAATGTGGATTTTCAATCTGCCAAACCTGATGAATTGCGCAAGTTCTCAGGCATTGGCAATTCAGGCCGCCCATTCAATTATTTTGATAAAACGGTTGTCATTGATTTTGACAACATCACATTCAAATCCACCACTGCTATTTTGCATGAGCATGTGCACCCTGCGGGCGCGGCTCAAATCACGATTGATGAGCAAGGTTTGCGCGTCAATGGCCATTTGCTCAGCAATGAACATGGCTCAGCCATCGCCAAAGACTCAGATGAAGGCTTTCCCTGGGAAATGTCGGTGTATGTGCAAGCGGGACGGATGGAGCTAGTGAAAGCCGGTTCAAAACTGGCCGTCAATGGCCATCAAGTGGTGGGTCCTGTGGAAATTTGGCGGGATTGTGTCGTGCGAGAGGTTTCATTTACGGCTGTGGGGGTCGATGCCAATACCAGTGCCAAAGCACTGTCTGATTTAAACCAACCTAAAAAGGATGAGGCAATGACGCAAGAAGAACAAGAGGCTTTTAATCAACTAAAAGCAGATGTAGAGGCTTTGAAACAAGCCAATACCGATGCAGAAGCCAAAGTCAAGACGCTTGAAGCTGAAAAAGCCGAAGCTGAAAAAGCAGCGCAAGAAGCATCGGTGGACGCGCAATTGTCAGCAGCAGGCTTTAAGCGTGCAGAAGATGGCAAAGGTTTTACCGGTGTGTCACAAGCGACTTATGGCGCATTGCTGTCAGCCAAAGCGGATGATGCCAAAGCGATGATTGCCGATTTGAAGCCTTCTGACGCCAAACCGAGCATTCCACACGCTTTGCTACATGACTTGCACCAACCACCACAGCCAACGCCTCAAGACGGCAAGCTGTCAGGTTTGGCTGCCGATGCAGCAGCCCGCCACAACAAAGGAGCCAACTATGTCTAGCTATGTAACCAAAACCAATCCTGCCACTTTGGGCATTGGTATTGGCGATATTTTGAAATACGAAGCCACGCCTTTGACCCGTGTGTCGGTCACCGCACCCGCAAACACCAAAGCTGGTGCATTGGTGGATTATCCCTTGCGTACCAAGCCATTGGTGGCTTTGACCGATGAAGCAGATGGCAAAGTGGTGGTTCAGCCTCACAACTGCATCATCAATTTGGATCACGTCAGCGAAGCGGCCATTGCCACTGCTTTGGGTTCGACAGAACAAGCGCCCAAAGACGTGGATGATTTGATTGAACAAGGTGATTCGTTCGGCATTGTGTATGTCGGCACACCTAAAGCCTAACTGAAATAAGGATACAACCATGCCTTTGAGTAATGACGCACGCTTTGGCGTGCAAGCGATGACTGAAGCTGTGAATGCTTTGCCAGTCACCCCAACCCAAATCCGCGATTTGCAATTGTTCAAGCCGGTGTATTTGAGTACCACTTATGTGAATGTGGAAGAACAAGAAGGCCAATTGAATTTGGTTCAATCCAAAGAGCGTGGCAGCCAAGGTGATCCATCAATCAGCCGCACACGCAAAATGAAGTCTTTCAAAATTCCCCATTTGCCTAAAGATGATGTGGTTTTGGCAGAAGATGTCCAAAACATCCGTGGTTTTGGCACCACGCAAGCGCAAACAGTGGAGTCAACGGTCAATGACAAATTGGCAGACATGAAATCTGACCTTGAATACACACGTGAGCATTTGGCGTTGGGTGCGTTGCAAGGCTTGATTTTGGATGCCAATGGCGATGTCTTGTTTGATTTGAATGCGGAGTTTGGCTTGACTCGTACCCCACAATCGTGGGCTTTGGGCAATGATGGCACCAAAGTCGGTGGCAAGATTGACCAAACCATCACTGCTTTGCGCAAAAAGCTCAAAGGTGAAATGGTCAGTAAATGGGTGTGTTTGTGCGGTGCCGAATTCATGGAAAAGTTGAAATACCATGACTCTATTAAAGCCTTGTATGAACGTTATCGTGACGGTGCGACTTATCGTGAAGGCTCTTTGAACCACATCAGCTTTGAACACAATGGTGTGCAATTCATTCAGTACGATGGTGAGTTTGGCACTGATGCAGACATTGCAACCAACAAAGGATCATCTTGCCATTGGGTACGCGTAAAGCCTTTGCTGAGTATTTCGCGCCTGCTGACATGTCTTCTGCGGTCAATACCAAGGCTTTGGCGTATTACGCTAGCCGTGAGAAATTACAGCATGACAAAGGTTGGTCTTTGCATGCTCAATCCAATGCCTTGCCTTTAGTTTTGCGCCCTGATTTGCTTGCAACGGTGACAGTGTAATTATGGCCATCATCACGAAGCAAGACATGTTAGACCGCTTTGGCGAACGTGAATTGATTGAGCGTACCGATCGTGAGCGTTATGAACAAATCAATGACGTGGTCTTGAATCGTGCAATGGCTGATGCTGAAGCCGAAGCAAACGCCTATTTACAGGCCGCTGCTTTGGTTTTGGCAACACCCATGCCCAAAGTCTTGGTCATCAAAGTTTGTGACATTGCCCGTTATTACTTGTATGACGATGCGGTGACTCAAATCATCGAAGACCGCTACAAGCAAGCAGTGACTTGGTTGCGTGATGTGGTGCGCAATCCACAGATGTTAGATGCCACTGCCACACCCACCACGACCAATCCATCACAGTGTTCGGTATTGCCGAATCAGCCTGATACTTGGGCAAGTTTTGTGGATTTATAGCCATGCGTCTGATCATTACCGCAGATTTGACCCCCATCAGTGAGCGTTTGACGAATTTGTCAAAGCAGATGTCTGATTTAAAGCCGGTGATGTCAGCCGTTGGTGGGATTTTGGAAAGCAGTACCCGTTTGCGCATATCCAATCAGAAAAAAGATGCCAGTGGCCAAAAATGGGCAGCATTGTCTGAAAGTACTTTGCGTGCAAAACGCAATAAAAAAGGCGGAGTCCGAGGTTCTTTATTGGTCAATCGCGGCATGTTGATGCGCAGCATTACTCATGCTGCATCAGCACGCAGCGTGATAGTCGGCTCGAATATGGCATATGCCCGCTTTCATCAAGAAGGCACTCAAAACATGCCTGCTCGACCATTTTTGGGCTTATCCAAGCACGATTATGAGGATGTTGCAGATTTATTGGACGATTGGTTAAACGGTTTGATTGGAAATTGACATGCAAATGCACGACAACATGTTGGCTGTGTATCCGACGATTTTAGAACGTTTGGCCACGATAGAAGGTGTGAAGGCAGTAAAAGAAGCAGGTGAGTTGGCAGTTTTGATGGCGGGCGTGCGTGAAAAGCGTCAAATGTCCCCCTTGCACGGTGCGGTGTATGTGATTTTTGGAGGCCATACACCGACCGACAGTGCAAGCAAAGGCAAAAACCAAGTCAGCGAACTGAATTTTACGTTTGCTTATTGTTCCCGCTATGTCGAAGGTGGTAAATCCAATCTATACGAAGTAGGCGCAGTTTTAACCGCCATTAAAAAAGCCTTTCAAGGCTTTGATGTACCGAGTTTGGTGGTTAAGCCTTTTACAGAGGTACAAGCGCCACCGATTGAATACAACGATGGTTTTGCTTTGTATCCACTGAGTTTTGTGACATCTGTGGCCACAATCTTGAATTAACAGTGTTTTAAAACAGTTTTAAATCTTTTTTAAATAGGAGCCAATCATGGCACGACAAGAAGACAATGGTTTGATTTTTGTAGGTCAAACGTTTATCCGCAATCGCAATATTGCCGATTCAGGTTTTGTGGATGTGGGCAATGTGACCAGTTTGGCCTTGAAGTCTGAATCGGAAACCAAAACCCGCGTCAGCAAGCAGCGCACTAGCGTTGGTCAGGCTTTAGACAGCGTGGTGACACCGCAACCGACCACCGTGACTTTGAAAAGCGATACCTTTGACCGCCAAAACTTGGCTTTGGCTTTGATGGGTCAAGACAGTGTGTTTACTCAGGCGGCTGAAACCATTGCCGATCAATTGGTGACGATTGGCAAAAAAGGCCAATGGTATTCATTGGGTAAAACAGCGATTGAAGACGTGACAGTCAAAAACAGTGCTGATGCCAATGTTGATGAAACGGCTTATCAGATTAATGCTGATTTGGGCATGATTATGATTTTAGAAGCCAGTTCGACTGTCGCTGAAGGTTCTGCAATCAAAGTATCGTTCAAAACCCAAGACAAACAAGGTTTCAAAATTGATGCTGGTACAGTGGCTTCTTGGGACTTGGAAGTGCGTGTTGTCGGTGAAAACCGTGTCACAGGCAAAACCGGTATTTTGCACATTCCACACATGTCTGTGGGCGCTGATTCTGAAATTGATTGGTTCAGTGATGAGTTTGCCGAGTCGTCTTTTTCAGGCAATGTCATCAAATCAGGCAGCAATGCACCCTACTCGTTCACAGAAACCAATTAAGCGATTGGTTTAGATGAAAGCGTCCTGTAAAAATACAGGACGCTTTTTTTGTACTTAAGTAAGATTGCTTTGACAATGCTTGCACTTAATCGCATTTTTTAAAATGGTTTCACTGCAAAATGGGCATATAGTTTCTGCTATTTTTTGATTGAATTGTTGCTGAAATTGCACACTAGCAGTGTAAACCACGTCATTGCTTTTACACCTAGAACACACTTTCCCACCTCGACGCCAAATCATATAAATAATACCAGGCACAATGAAGCATAAAAGTAAAATGAATGTAATCAATATATTTCCTCTGATTACGGGTCTACCTATTTCTCCACATTTATTACAGGACACCATATTTTTGTCCTGTAATTGGGTTTTGAGCTTTTGTAGTTTGTATTCTTTAGAACGCTTGTATGTTTTTTCAAGCGTTTTCTTTTCATTCATCTGTTCAGCAACCTGCTGCACCTGCTGCAAACCACTGTTCACAACTGACTTTACTTTTTTGATGCGCTCTTTTTTATCTTGTTCTTTTTGACGTGCCAACTGCTGTTTTTCTAACAAATCATTGTGAGCCTGTAATTCTGTTTCGACCTGAATTTTTAAGTCAGGATATGCAACAAATAAAGCAGCATCATATTGAGAGCGTTTATCTTCATTCAATAAAACGTTTTTTACTTTTTGCAATTGTTCTATTGAAAGCAATCTTTTTTCAGCCGCTCTGTTTAATGCTTGTTGAATTTGGCTTTGATTTGATGATGGTTTGATATTTAGTAATTCATATAAATTAATCATGATTTCTATCCATGTTTTTAAAATTTCACCACATATGATAAATCATTATTCAAAGTTGCTTTGTTTTTAAAGCAAAATGTGTAGATGCACTGACATTCAACAAGCCACTAACTCCCCCTCTAAAACCGAATAATACTGCCATTATCGGAACATTGTTGGTGTGAGCATGGCAAATAATATTCAGGCAGGTATTGAAATCAGCGCAGAAGTTGCAGGCATTAATAATATTCAGCGCTTATCGAATGAGATTGAAGGCTTGGGCGGTGATGCTTCTGATTTACGCCAACGCTCACAAGCGCTTTCATCTACTTTCAATGAATTGGCCAATAAAAAAGCTTTGATTACACAATTTCGTGAACTCAAAGCACAAACCAATCAAGTTGGCTCAGCGTTCCATCAAGCCCAACAACAAGTGAATACCTTGGCCACTCAGATGCGGCAAAACCCTTCTCCAGAACTATCAGCTCAGTTTGAAGAGGCTAAAAAAGCTGCTCAAAGTCTTCAAGCACAACATCGACAGTTGCAACAACAATTACAGCAAAATCGCAATGCAATGACACAAGCAGGGCTATCGACTGCCAATCTTGGTACTCAGTATGGACAGTTAACAGCCCAAGCAGCTCAAGCACAAGCTGAATTGACTGCGTTGACGGCTGAAGCAGAACGATTGCATCAAGTGGCAACCGACCGTGTACTCCTTGGTTTGGATGTGGATGACCGAGCTGCTCGTGAAATTGCACAATTGACTGAATCATACGAGCGTTTGCGTGATGGTGGTACTTTAACCAATGAAGAGTTGGCAAGAGCAACGGAGTCATACCAACGAAGTTTAGCCAATTTGAATGGTGAAGCCGAACGTTTGCGTATCGTAGCCTCTGATCGTGTACGCCTTGGTTTGGATGTAGACGACCAAGCCGCTCGTGAAATTGCACAATTGACTGAATCATACGAGCGTTTGCGTGATAGTGGCACTTTGACCAATGAGGAGTTGGCAAGAGCCACTGAGCTGTATCGACAGCGCTTGGCACGACTCAGAAGTACAGGTGATCAAGTACCAAGCAGCTTGAATCCGATTGCCGCATCTATCCGAAACATTGGCAAGCAAGCCATGGCCATTGCAGGTGTGACCATTGGTTTTGACATGCTAAGAAACAGCATTCAGTCGGTATTGCAAAAAACCCAAGAGTTTGAAGCCATCCAAAAACGCTTCAATTATGCATTCGACGGTGTAGAAGAAGGTGGACATCAGTTTGAGTATGTGAAAAATGTGGCCAATCAATTGGGTTTAGAGATGATGGGAGCCGCAAATGGCTTTGTGCAACTTGCTTCTGCTACCAAAGACTTGAACATGACCCAAGAGGAAACCAAGCAGACATTTGAGGGTGTGGCCACGGCTGCTGCCGCTATGAACTTGAGCGCAGATGAGACCAATGGTGTCTTCTTAGCATTAAGCCAAGTTGCGGGTAAAGGCAAAGTCTCAATGGAAGAGCTACGTGGTCAAATTGGTGAGCGCTTGACTCCTGCCATGGGTATTGCCGCTAAATCTATGGGTGTCACCACAGCTGAATTGGAGCAAATGGTAGAAGCAGGTATCAGTGCAGAGGACTTTTTGCCCAAGTTTGGCGCTGCATTAGAACAAGTGTTTGCAGGAGAAGCCGCAGGCAATGCAGCCACTCTAAATGGTCAAATCAACCTGCTTAAAAACCAATTTAACGAGATGTTAAACAGCCTGGGTCAAGGCGGCATGGCTGATGCTGCCATCACCGTCATGCAAGACATTGGTGAGGCCATGCGCTGGTTGGAAACGCAGATGGCAGCCTCCCCATTAACGGGAAGTTATCAAGATAAGGTTGTCAGTGCTTATGAAGGCATCAAAGAGCTGGCTTTAGGAATCTATGAAGTATTTTCTACGGTAACGGAGCAAATAGACAATACAATCAATGCATTTACAGGTTTAGGAGGTGCTTCTGAGGCTGAATTCAGTTTGATGAGAGCCAGTGTGGAGGGTGGCAATGTGTTGATTGGCGCATTTAGAGATGGTATTGAAGTGGTCAAAATCAGCATTGAAATATTGGCAGGTGTTGCTTCAAAGCGTTTTGCACAGATTGCGCGCGGCTTGGCACTCATCACTTTTGGTGATTTATCTAAAAACTTCTCTGAAACTGCTCAAAAATTAGAGGCTGATGCACAAAAACACTTTGGTAAAGCACAAGAATCTGCCTTGGCTTTTGAGTCCAAAGCTTCAGAAGCAGCCAGACGCATGACAGAAACCCAAAGCGAACGTTTTAAGCGCCTAGAACGTGAATCCAAAGCCGCTTATCAGCAAGCAGCAAATGAAGCCATAGCAGCCGCTAAATCTGCCCAAGAAGCACAGCATCAAGCCAATGCTGCCATTGGTACGGATGCCGAAGAAACCGCCGCCAAACAAGCCGCAGAAGCTCAAAAGGCAGCGAATGCGGCAAGGGTCGCTGCTGTCAGAGCTGAACAAGATTGGACTGAGGCACATCAAAAAATTGGCGGTACGGCTGAGGAAGTCACCAAAATCACCGAACCGATGCGCCAAGCAGGTTTGGCATCCCAAACCACAACCGCACAACTGAAACAGGTTTCAGAGGCTTTGGCAGATGCCAAAGGTGCGGCTTTGGGTTTGGGTTTGAATCTGCGAGGTGCTGCCAGTGATGTGAATCCTGCCCTAGATTTGGTCACTGAAAAGATTGTCAAATTACAAACAGGCTTTCATGAATTAGAAGCCTCTGGTACCAATGCCAGTTGGTTGGTGCGTGAAGCCATGGGAAAGATGCTAGAAACAGCAGGCAATCCTGCTGACATCGAGGCAGTCAAACAAAAATGGCGGGAGTTTGGCGAATCCGGTGCCATGTCTGCATTGGACGTAGAAAAAGGCTTGATTCAGGCAGAACTCAAACTACAAGACCTTAAAAACACCTTAACGCCAATAGATTTGGCTTTTCAAAACACCACTGCCAATGCTACCAATATTTCAGAGGCTTTGATTGGTGCCAAAGCTGCCGCTCAGACTTTGGGCGTGGACATCAACACGGCAATGAGCACGCCGTCTGTCACCATGCTGCAAGCGGCTGCGAATGCCGAAAAGCTCAAAATAGGCTTTGATGATTTGAAAGCCAGTGGTGCCAATGCAGGCGTGGTGGTACGTGGTGCAGTCGATGCCTTGTTACAAGCAGCCAAAAGCGAAGCTGACATTGACTTGGCCAAAGCCAAAATCAAAGAGTTTGGACAAACCGGTGCCATGTCGGTACGGGATGTAGAACAAGGCTTAATCAATGCCAATATGCGTTTGAACGACATTAAAAACACTTTGAATCCAGTCAATCAAGCATTTCAAAAATTGGGTCTTCAAACCAAGGCGGCGATGGGCTTGGCAGCCAAAGACTTACAGGCCGCTTTTGAAAATGTTAAAAATTCGGGGGAAGCATCCACAGAAAGTTTGAAAGAAGGTTTCAAACAAGCGGCTGATGCGTCCTTGGCATCCGGTGACATACAACATCAAACATGGGTACGCAATCAAGCTGCCATCTATGGCTATGAGGTGTCGATAGACAATGCAGGTCGTGCCAGCTTGCAATTGGCCTCTGATGTGGCTGCATCCAATGCTGCTCAACAAGCTGCTACCCAACAGACCACAGAAAGTTTGAAACAACAAGCCGATGCAACAGAAGGGATTAAAACCGCCACCGATCAAGCCACCTCCTCTGCCTCATCATACAAAGCCATTACGTATGCTATGTTTGACCGTAACGTCATCAACAATGCCGAGGCATACAAAAACATGATAGATGCCGTCCGTGACCGAATGGACTTGTTTAATGGTACGGATGTGCGAAAATTCTTCAAAGAATACAATCGCTTGGTCGATGTTTATGTACAACAAGTCAAACGAGCACAAGATGCCACTGCGTTATTAAATCAAAAAATTGAGGAAGGTACTGTCAATCAAAAAGATTTGGCAGAAGCAACAGCCACCACCACCGTCAATATGGGCAAGTTGGACAGTACCACATTAGAAAATTTGAATAATGCGATTGACCAAGCCCGCCAAAAAATCCAGTCCTTACGTGATGAGGCAGAAGGTACACGTGCCGAACTAGAGGCTGAATTGGCATCTTTGCAAGGCGATGAATCTAAACGCGATGCTTTGGAACAGCAAGCCAAGCTGCGTGAACTGAATGCCAAACTACAAGAAGCGGAAACCGCCCAAAACAGTCAAGCCATTGGCGATTATCGAGATGCCATTAAGCTGCAAAAGCAGATTTATTCTGAAAAGCAACGCCAAGCCCAATTAGAGAAGGAACGTGCTCAACAGCAAGCTGAAACAGAACGTTTGACCGCAGAACAACAAATTTTGCAAGAACAATCGAACCAAAGCGTGGAAATCAGAGTAGGCGAAGCACAGATTTCTACTGATTCCATTGCCAATGGTGCACAACAAATCACCGCAGCTTTGCAAGCGGCAATGAATGGGCGTGACCAACGGGTGATTGATGAAGCCCTTAAACAGTTGGTCACACAGATTCAAAACGAATTGAAACGAGGAGGACGATGATGGCCAATTGGCATTTAAGACGCAATGACAACAATGAAATTTTGGAATTTGACCAAGATATGCTGTGGAATGATGAATTTGCCTGGTCAGCAGTGGCACAAACACAGCCAATACATTCTTTATCAGGTGCGGTATTGGTACAACAAGGCACCAAGTTAGCAGGACGCCCTATTACTTTGACGGGTGATTGGGTTTGGGCAACACGGCAAAAAGTCGAAGCGTTGCGCTCATGGACGGATGTGGCAGGTCTGAAAATGACTTTGACCCATTATGATGGGCGCAGTTTTACAGTAGGCTTCCGTTATCATGACGGTGCTTTGAATCAAGTCGAGCCAGTTCGGTATGTGACACCAGAAGCCAATTCCGACAGATACACAATGGCCATTCAATTAATGACGCTGTAAATCGGCTTTAAACCGATTTTAAAAACTGTTTTAAAACCCGTTTAACGTACTGACATCCCTCAAGACACCAGCCATGGTGTCTTTTTCTATACTGAAACCTACTCATTATTCACTTCAGCAAGGATGTTTCCATGATGATTTTGCCCACCATAAAAGCACTTGCTGTTTTTCAAGCAATCAAGCAACGCTTTGATGACGAAGAAAACTTAGATCAAAGCAATGAGGCATTTGTGCAAAGTTATTTTTTAGAAATCTTAAATACGGCAACCAATCAATTGTCCGCTTCAGATTGGATGGAGCTGTTAGTGGCATTAGGCATGTCTATGGATTCTGCCACATTTCTTAAAAGCTTCGATTGTGATGCAGAGAAGTTAGAAGCACTGTCCTCCAACGAGGCATTAATCCAAGCTTTTAAATCAGGACAAGATATTTGGGATTTGGTTTGAAGTGCATGTAAGACATATTTGCCTAAAAAAATGGCTAAAAATTGCTCATCTGCTTCAACTTTTAAATGGATGGACTGTACCAAATCATTCATTTTAGAGCGAAATTCATTTTTATCCATAGTTTAACCCTTTTAATCAAGATTCAAAGAAGTTATCACACCTCTAAAGTTTTTTATATGCATCAGTAATAAATAACTTAATGGAAAAACCATGACACAAACCACTCGCTTGACCCAACAAGACCTTAAAATTTATCCATCCGAGCGTTTAACCGACACCGATGATGGTGGTGGTTTGATGATGGGCACACCTTTGACAGGCATGGACAACGAACTTTTTACCCCTATTTCTGATGTTGACCGTACCATGGGCGCATTCGATGCCCGTTTGGTTTATCCCGGTGTCTTACGCAATGATGCAGAACCTTTATACGGTGCGCACTTTGTCATCACTGAGCCGCCATTTGCTCAAAATGTGTCGTATTTGGCATTCAAAGCAACCAAATACGGTGAAATTCGCCGTGAAATCATGCCAAGAATTGAAGCCTATTCAGTGCCAACGATTGAAGGACGCATGACTTTGTTGGGCAGACAGATTGCAGGTTCACGCATCATTCAAGCATACCAACGAGTAGAAGCCCCTTTGCCTTTGATTGGACAGCGTTATTGCCTCTCTTTTCAGCAATCGTCTACCAATTTGATTCAAGAATATTTCCGCATTCTGAGCATGACACATGAAGTACGTACTTTTGAAGATGCCAATGGTGCTGAATTTCAGCGCAGAGTCATCAAAATGGAAACCTCTAATGCCTTAAACCGTGATTTCAATGGTGTGGATTATCCAAGCAACAAAGGCTATGCCAACTCACCGACCAAAATTTTAGAAACCCAAGTGGCGGACACTGCCAAATATTATGGCTGTCGTCCATTAGATGAGGCTTTGCCAGCAGGCTCAGCGAGCTTAAAAGTCGATGATATTTTTGAAAAAATCGTACCAACCAGCTCGATTGAAACGGCTTATGTTGACCAATATCCAAGCAAATCAGCTTATTGGGTACAAACAGGACAAAAACAAGCGGTGTTTACAGGCGCCCGCAGTGCCGGTGATTTGTATTTGAATCAATCGGTTTTGCCTGGCAGTGTGGAATATGCCAATTATGAAGACAATGCCCAAGGCCAATTGATTGATGGCAGCAATGTGTTGACCATTGATTATGAAAATGCCGTCATTCGTGCCATGCCTACTTTGTCTTCTAATACGGTGATTCAAGCCATTCCTGCGGCCAAAGTCAGCAATTCGGTTTGTTCAACGGTCATTAATATTGATGACACCAATCAAGGCACGGAATGGGCACCTTTATTGAACCCCAAGCCCGTCAATGGCTCTGTGGTGGTTTCTTTCATGAGCCAAGGCACATGGTATGACTTAAAAGACCATGGTGACTACAATTTGCGCGATCATGAAGGCAAAATACGTGGTGCAGTGGCCCGTACAGGCTCTGCCATCATTTCTTTGCCTGCTCAGCCGGATGTGGGCAGCAAAATTGTCATTCAATGGGCACCGATTGATTTTTACAAAACCATCGATGACAAAGAGATTGGCAGCAACATGGTTTTACAAACCTTGTCTCCTGAAGTGGCTTTATTACAAGTGCCACAACCCATTATTAAACCAGGTAGTGTGCAAATCAACACGGGAACGGCCATGGTAGTCGATGATGGGCATGGTGCGTTGTCAGGCGTCTTTTCAGGTCGGGTAGACTATGCGGCAGGACAAATCTATTTGAATGCAGGCAGCAGTGCCAGCAGTTTGGAAATCAGCTTTGACTCTTATATAGCCGAATACGTCAAAACACCTTTCACCTTAGAAACCACCGCCAATCAAGTAATGGGCAGTATCGGTGCCAGCATTGCCGGAACCGTCAAAATTGTGGCTGATTTGTATTACCACGAAGCCATTAAGGCTTGGAACGTGATGGGCAATGGTTTTGCAGAAATACAAGAGCGCAATAAATTGGTGTTTACTGACAACGGCAATGGTCAACTGTGGATGAATGGTCGTTTGTTGGCAGGCTCTTCAATCGACTATGCAACCGGTTTGTTTATCGTCCCTTTCAATGCCATCAAAGCAGACTGCGTCACACCTTCTTGGGAAGCCACAGAAGCGGTTTTGAACCAATCGAGCATTGGCGAATGGGGCATATTCAAAGTGGTGGCACGCGATGTCACACCGATTGCAGGCAACAATTCTTATTGCTACAAACTGCAATCAGACGCTGTTCGCCCTTATTTCACGACACAAGGCATCAGCTATTATTCAACCAACATCTTAGCTGGTAAGCCACAGCCTTGTTTGTGTGTGCCCAACTCCTTTGTATTTGAAGTCGATGGCATCAAAATTTACGAGCGACAAGGTCGACTTTATCAGAATATCAACAACTTAACTGGCAATGGCATTGAAGTAGGTACTTTGTCGGTCTATGGCGATTTGTCTATCAGCAATCCAAGTTTGACCTTGGGGACCTTAAAAGTGTTGTCAGGTGTATATGCAGTAGGCGGCTTGTTGGGCAAACAAACCTATGGTTACACATTGGCAGCTCCTGTAAAACCGCAAAGCTTTACCGTTTATGCCAATGGCCAAAACGGTTTGGTCACAGGTTTGGCAGGTGAAAACGGCATCATTAGTGGAGCCATTACCGGCACCATAGACACCAAGACAGGTTTGTATGAATTACAAAATGACATTGGCTTTACGCCTGAGAGTGTGCGCTATAACACCGTCATTCAATCGAGTATCCCACTGGACAGCAGCATCATTGGCATTGATGCCGTTCGCTTGCCGCCTGATGGTCGGGTACCTATTTTCAGAAGCGGTGACATGATTGTCATCAGCAACAAAGAGCGCCATGAGATAGGCAGTACGTTCACCGCCAATCAAACCATTTCTTTGGGTCGTACCGACATTGATCGCGTGGCAGTGGTAGACAGCAACAATCAGCAAGTCGATGCCAACAAATACACGATTAATTTAGACAATGGCACATTGACATGGAGCAATCCATTGGATTTATCAGCTTATGCTTTGCCATTAATCGCACATACCATTCGTGAAGAAGAAAACCGTGTCATGTCAGCCGATATCAATGGTCGTTTAAAGCTGCAATTTCCAACCAATCGTGCTTATGGCACGCAAAACACGTATGTCTCTAGCGCCTTGATTGGTGGTGACATGTTGGTACGTGCCTCTGCCCCATTTAGCCAGAAAGCTTGGACCAATATTTGGAAAGATGAGCGCATTGGTGATGAAATTTTGGCCAAGCTCAATGTGCGTGACTACCCAATGACCTTGATTTCAGCAGGTGCCATTACTGAACGTTGGTTGTTGCGCTTTACATCAGCATCACAGTTTCAAGTCATCGGTGAAAGCATTGGTCTGATTTTGCAATCGGATATTGTCAGTGACTTATCGCCTGTCAATCCTGCCACAGGACAGCCTTATTTCACCTTACCCCGCCAAGCGTTTGGTGGCGGATGGGAAGCGCAAAACTGCATTCGCTTCAACACTTACAGCACGCCTATGCCCATTTGGATACTGCGTGCCATTCAACCGACGGCCATCAAACAAACTGAAAAAGATGGTTTTGTAGGCTGTTTGCGTGGCAATACCGTTGATATTTAAAAGGTGATAAAAAATGAGTATTCCAAAGTTTTTTCAAAGTACCGATGCAGGTGCGCCTGTTTTGACTGCCAGTGCAGGCTCATTGAATGCTTTATTAAAAGCCTGTTTAATCAATGGCTATGGCGATAAGCCTTCAGCAGGTTGGGAATTGGTATTTGAAAATCAAACCAATCATCAGTTGGTAGTGCGTTCAGTCAACATTGAGTCTGACCAATGCTGTTATCAATTTACTGACAATAACAGTGCTTATACAACTATCAGTGGCTATGACAATTGGAATGACAATGGTGGTATCAATCCATTTAACACATCAAACACACGCTATATTTTAAAACGCTCAGCAGCATTGGTAAGTGGAGCACTAGGTTGGGTGGTGATTGCAGACGATAAAAGTTGTTGGTTGGTCATTGTCAGTGCGGAATCATTAAATTGTTTGTCTACATTTTTTGGTGATTACCATGGTTTTAATAATTTGAAAAAACACTCCTTAATTTTGGCGGTAGGTTCAACAACTTATAGTACTTCAGTGGCAATGACTTCTATGAGCAAAGTCAACTCACGCGGCCTTGGTCCAAATGGTGTACAAATTACACTGGGTTCAGGAACACAAACCGAAGAGTATGGATTTGGTCCACGGGCAGTAAATACAGTTTCTTTGGTTGAAGGTGATTACATAGTATTTCAACCTGTTAAATTGTTTTCATTTGATAACAATACATGGCGCTTAACAGGTATATTGCCAGGCTATTTATTTTCAGATACCACTATCAGCCACAATGGTATTTATTCGAAGATACAAGACATTAATGGTTTACCAAATCAAACAGTCATTCAATTTTATTATCCATGGTGTGGCTCTCACTTTATTAATGTTAGTGAGTGGTAAAAATGAAACAATATATAGGATTACTTGGAATAAAACGGAGATTTTATGCTGGTGATGGATTCATAGGTGGTCAGTCACCAGGTTTGCTCACCGTAGCAGGCATACCAAATAAACGCCAAATTTTTCTTTACATTCGTGAAGCCAAAAAGGCCCCTTATTTGATTGATGCTGTTTGGTCCAATGATGATGGCACTTATGCCTTTGATATGCTCGATCGCAATCAAAAATACTTGATGATGGCCGTAGACCATGAGGCGCAATATGAGCCTGTAACATGGGACCACATCACGCCTGCCAATCGCAATGAATAGCTTTGATAATAAAGCGGTATTGCCATTGCCGCTATCCAAACGCATCCAAGAGCGTCAAAGCCAGCAATTGCCTTTGGCATTCTTACGCCGTTTGGGTGAAATTGAAGATGGTCCAGTGGCTAGATTGCCCATCCCTGCGGCAGATTGGATATTTCAAACCCAAGCAGGTCGGCATTTGGTCAAAGACCATAGCGGTAAAAGCCATGGTGCTGCTATTAAAACAGACTTTCAATCAGTCAATGTGCAAATGGTGGATGTCAGTGGCTTGTATGCAGCCAATGTACAAATTATGCACCGTTACTGGCATCAACTGGCTGATAAAAGTAGTGTGTTTACAAGGGTGGAGCAATGTTTTGAATGGGTCACGAACCAAACCCCTTTACTAATAACACAGCAATATCAGCGAAACAGCCCTGTAACACTGTTTACCAATATGGGTGTAAGCAGCATTAAACCTGTCTATTTTTTAAGTCACTTTAATGCCAGTTTAAACCACCGTGTTTGGATGCGGCAAAGCAGTGTACTCAGCACGGTCACACCCGCAACACAGATAAAACATTGTCAAAAAGCCATTACCAACCAAGCTAGAGTCGTGCCGCTTCAATTTTATCCGGTACCACTAAAACCCACCACCAAACCATGTGATTGTCCGTGTGGCAAGCGTCCGAATGCGAAGCGGTTGCCATTGGCTTTTGAGGCAATCAGCGTCAAGCATGACGCATCGATGCTGCCTTTGACTTTCGCTTGTAAGCGTCGTGATTTCATCCCTATTTTGAAGAGTTATACCATGGTAAACACCATTACAGCCTCAGTAGATGGTACCAATATCCAAGTCTTAAATGCTTCTTTGAAGACAGACATGGATGGTTTTTGTTGGCAAGGCAGTATCAGCTTGTATGTGGATGATTTTGCCATCATCAATATGGATAGGCGTGAACGCGGCAATGAAGCCAAAATCACCCTCAATATTAACGGTGAAAGCTTTGTTTTCTTGGCTGAAGACTATTCTGACAACCGAGAGTTTGGCCAAAAAACTTACACGGTTACAGGACGCAGTGAAGCTGCCAAATTAGGCAACGATTATGCACGTACTCGCAGTGGTACCATCACATCCGATTTGTATGCCCGTCAAATTGCCGATGCACAAATAGAATTTTTACCATTCACACTTGAATGGAATATGGTCGATTGGTTGGTACCAAGTAACAGTTACAGCCTCACTGACAAAACCCCAATGGACGCATTGATGGACATTGCTCAAGCAGCAGGTGGCTTTGTGCATGCTGATGCCAATAGCTCACAAATCCATATCCGACCACGCTTTAAAGTGCCTGCTTGGGAGTTACAGGACACCACTGCCGATGTCATCATTCCTGCCAGTGTGATTGTGTCCATCAGTGGTCAAAAACGGGTGAATAAACGCTGTAACAGCATTTATGTGTGGTCTGAACATGAAAGTGGCAAAGGCGCAGACGTTTACCGTGATGGCAGCGACAGAGGCTTGCGTGCTGCCGCTCAAGTACATGCTTTGTACACTGACATTGCCGTACATCAAGCCATAGGCATCACCAAACTCTCTGAAACAGGTATCCATAAAATAGAAACAGTCAAACTGCCTTACCACCCAAGCTATGCCATTCCTCGAGCCAATTTAGGTGAAATTTGGCAATTTAACGAACCCAATGGTTATTGGAAAGGCATTGTGACTGGCATCGACATCAGTGTGGCCAATAATTTAGGTGCCATTGAACTATGGCAGACCTTAACCATTGATCGTTACATGGATGTTTAAACACGTTTAAAAGGCTTTTAAATGAATATCAAATCGGTATTTGAATCCTTGTTTGAGGCTGAACAGCTCTCAGTGGCTCGCATCAGCACCCAAATCAGCGTTGGCACTTACCAAGCCACCACGCAAAACGGGCACCCTGTCATTCTGACAGGCAATGCCCAAGTGAACCAAATGGTATTTTATGACATGAGAACGGGAAAGATTACAGGCCAAGCGCCTGATGTGGATGTGGTGGATTTGCCTGTTTAAGAGGTTTTTTTAAAGGACTCAACAGTAGTATTTTTTTTGCCAATTTTAGCTTTCGCAATAGCAATCTCGTTTAATTCATTTCTTAATTCTTTTTTAGTCTTACTAGTAAGGAGCTTAGGGTTTTTTTCTAGAGTCTCTAAAATTGTTTTTTCACGTTGTTCGAATATAGATAAGGCTTGGAGTTCTTCTAATGTAAATGTTGCGCATTTTGAAACAGCCCAAGCTATAGCAAAGCTTATTAAAATTGATATAGGCCCTAGTAAAGCACTAATAATTTTTTTTGCTACAGGATGACTTTCTAATGTTGCTTCAACAATGACTGCTCCTATACCAGATATTGTGGTAGATACTACCATTGGATTTTCTAATAATTTTTTTATATCCATCAATCTGTATCCTTATCACTACTATCAGGACTATGATTGAATATGATTGGCTCATTTACATCGACTTTTAAGATAGTAGTACTCACGAGTTTGCCATCATGAAAATGTTTAATCACAAGATTTTTTTTTGGCTTAAAAAAGCGTGCAATAACCCTCGTTGTCAGAATTTCTGACAAGCGATAAATGGTCGGAGAAATCATTATTAACCCAAGTAATAACCACCAACCATTTAAGTTTGAGCTAGACAAACTTTGTAAAATATCCATATTATTTTATTTCAAATCTGTTATTTTTCTATTTCCTGAACATGAACTACTTTGTACTTAACATTTTTTTCAGCTATTCCATCAATATGAGTAGTTTTTTCTATTGTAATCTTAAATAAATCATCTTTTTTAAAAGCTTTTTCTCTTGAACTGATCAATTTTAAAAAATATGTATCTTCAATAGATACATTAACACTTTGACCATTTAATGTAACTCTCCAACCGTATTTACCTTTAAAATCAACCCTATCAAAAGGAGAAATTATTTCAAAAGTTTCTTTGATAGGTTGAGTTATTACTGTTTTTACTTTACTGATTATTTCAATATCACTGTTGTTAAATTTAACAATATCAATATTTTTTTGATCGGATGAAATTGGTAAGATGGTGAAGGATGCCATAGGCCTATGGTTTAAAGGTTGGGACACTATTTGTTTAATATTACTACGAATAACTGGTGATAGTGCTAATTGTGCTACATCATTATCTAATTTTACTACTTCACCATTGGCCAATTTGATATCTGTCTGTTTTTGGTTACTCTGAGTATGAATTTCTATAATTTCTTCGTTATTAATTTTTTTTAAAGCAGAAAATACACCACGCCCTATTGGCGCACCGACTGCCATAATTTGTAAAGCGGTAAGAACTCTTTCAGCATTAATCGGATTTAATACTTCTAAAATAAATTCGACTAGAAGTGAACCAGGTTGAGCTGGAGCAGAAACATATAAATGCATACTATTTGAATTGCCATGAATAATTTCATCCGCTTTTTCAATCAATATAGCCATACTTTCAATAGATTTACCTAAAGTCTTGGCATCTATGCGATGTACGTTTAAATCTCTATCACTAGCATCGTAGGAAATAGCAAAGGTATATTTTTCAGTTTCAAACAGTTCGGTGGTCATGAGTATATTTAGTGGCTTGAATTAAAAACTGCTATGTTAACGACATATTATGCAATTGCGTTATTTTTTATCAAAAATACTCGTTTTATAATAAAAAATATTACAAAAAGGGAAATTGGTTAAATGGACAAGCAAAAAGTACTCTCCAAAATCAAAAAATGTTTAGCATTGTCCAAATCATCAAATGAACATGAAGCGGCACAAGCTTTGAAGCAAGCGCAGGCCTTAATGCGGGACTTTGAGCTGACAGAGCATGATGTTGATTGTTTTCAAATAAATGAGCAACACAAGCCATTTACATATAGACCAAGTCCTTGGCAAGCCTTATTGGTGCAAATGTGTGGCAAGGCTTTTGGATGTCGTTATTACATTGATAAGGCTTGGTGTTTCAAGACACATCAAGCTAAATCTAAGGTTCATTTTGTAGGCTTAGGAGAGCGTCCTGAACTGGCCACATATGCATTTGATGTCTTATCACGCCAATTGCGTGCCGCACGTAGCGAGTACAAAAATACTGCATTAAAGCGTGTTCGTGTTCAAAAAAATCTGATGTATCGGCTTGATGAATTCAGCTTGGGTTGGGTACAAGGCGTTAATCACTTGATTACAAGCTTTGCAGGTACAGTAGAAGAGCAAGAAACGCTTGATTTATATATGAAACAGAAATATCCAAACCTCAAATCTAAAGCACCAACAACCAAAAACGCCACCACTCAAATTAAAGAGCAAGCAGAACGTGATTTTTATAATGGTTTAAGCGAGGGTGAAGGTGCTCAATTGCATCAGGCCGTACAAGGTGCAAAGCAACAGCCATTACAGCGTTTGTGCAATATGGATTAAATGGCCATTAAAAGCGATTTAAAAGTTGAATATTGGTGAAGGTATTTGGGTAATAATAGTGCTGATTTGGAGTAATCATTTTGTCACAAGGCTAGATTTTAGAGTGACAAAACGATTACACTAAGTGTGACAAGACGTTTTTCCGTTTACAGTCACAAGGCTAGATTTTAGAGTGACAAAACGATTACACTAAGTGTGACAAGACGTTTTTCCGTTTACATAAAAAAATTAAAATTGCTGATGCAAAACCTGATGCAAATTTGATGCAACCGAATAACAAAAGAGAACAAATTAAAACAAAAAATACCTAAAATGGCATTAATTTCAGAGATTGCCTAAACATCTGATTTATTGATTATACTATTGATTTTAAAAGATAAAACAAAAATGCACTCAGTTTTAAGTGAGTGCATTTTTAAGTTTTTGGTGCGATGGAGAGGCACGAATTAAGCATTAAAAGCATTGATATACATATGTTTTAATATTTCTTAAATTTAAAGCACCAACAAAAGCACCAACATTTTTTTATTGTCACTGTATTTTTGTGGCTTTTACGTCATTTTTCCAGTGTTTGGATTGTGCCAGTGTGGTGGTGTTTTGGTCAATGACTGGCGGTAGTGCAATGCCATTGTAGGGACTATTTCCAGCCACAAGAGGCGTTTTACTGGCTCAAGGGTACTTTGCCATTGTTTTACCTTAAATCGCCTGTATGCGGCTTATTTCGTCCATGGCTTAAGTGTCCTGTAAACATTCCAGCATGGTGCTGTTTTGGTCGGTGCTATCTCTTGCCAGTTGGTCAAATCAATGGCGGTCAATTTTACAATGATGTGCATATGTGTAAAAAAGTGGTGGTTACAGTGGTTACAGTGGTTACACCACGCTGAAAGCCTTGCCAGTAAAGGATTTAGCTGTAACCACTGATTTTAATTTAGTGGTTACATTTTCAGTTTAGTGGTTACACTTGGCTTAAACGTACCCACTGTGTACCCACACTGTACCCACTTATTCAGTCAATGAAAAAATAATACCTATCTTCAATATATTGATATATATGGATATTTATTATTATTTGTTAAGGTGTACCCACTGTACCCAGTGTACCCACCACTTTTTACGCATGTGTAACATTATTTAACGGCAAACAGTAGACAACAAAAAACCGCCCATTGTGGACGGTTGATTGTTTTGGCTATGTCAGCATGGTGCTGTTTTGATCGGTGCTATCTCTTGCCAGTGGGTCGAATCAATGGCGGTCAATTTTACAATGATGTGCATATGTGTAAAAAAGTGGTGGGTACACTGGGTACAGTGGGTACACCATGCTGTAAGCCTTACCAGTAAAGGATTTAGGTGTACCCACTCATTTTAATTTAGTGGGTACACTTTCATTTTAGTGGGTACATTTACCAAACTTGTAACCACTGTGTAACCACTGTGTAACCACTGTGTAACCACTCATACAGTCATCAGAAAAATAATACAAATCACTAAACAATTGATACATATTGATATTATTTATTATTTGGTAATGTGTAACCACTGTAACCACTGTAACCACCACTTTTTACGCATATGTAGGATTGATTGACGGCAAACAGTCGGCAATAAAAAACCGCCCATTGTGGACGGTTGCTTGTTTTATTCTTCATGGTCGGGCGGTACAGAACCCAAAAATACAAAGTAACGCTTCACTTCGCCATTAAATCTTTTAAGCGTTGTTTTATGTTTTCCTTTTGGCACAATCAGCCAGCCTATGCCGTCCAGTACAGTTACCACCTTGTGGCGGTCAAAGTCTTGGCTGATTTCAGCATCAAATACACCTGTTAAAACGTAATACATGGGGGCTTGTTCGCCTCGTTCCTCTCTTAAGCCAGCAAAATTAGGCGGTGTATGTTCGTGGCTGCTGGCTTTGTTCAGTGATACAAAACGATTGTATGCCGCTTGCTCAAAAAACACGGTTGCTTGCTCTATGATGCGCTTTTCTTCATAGTTGCCTGTGCCACTTCTTACAATCCAATCGTTTAAACACTGTTTAATGCTTTGCATGGCATCATCATGGTTCATGGGCAATAGTTTGGCATCAATCGCCAGCATCAAGGTAGCTGCCACCAATGCAAAGCGGTTTGCAATGCGCCCAGCTTGATTACCCATGTTTGGCAGTGTGGCTTTGAATGTGTCGGTATATTGCCTGGCTAATTCGGTCACAAGGTCGCTATGCTGCAAAATGTACTCAACAAACGCCACGCCAGCACCGCCATAATTGTGCAATACGGCATCATTCAAGTGTTCCGCCATGTCTTTGCCAGTGCCAAAGCTGTGCAAGGTATCAAACACGCCCAAGCCTTTGCCAGCATTGGCAGGAATGGACGGTAAACGGGTTTCCTGTCCAGCTTGCCATTGAAAACGCCCGTTGCGCTCTACATAGCCGCTTATGCTCTTTTCACCTGTGGAAAACACCAACACACGCCATTTTTTAACAGCTCTATTGCCGCCGTCCTTGTTGCCTTGTGCCTTGCCTGTACCATTTAGGACGCTGTAAGCCATCGAATAAACCGCCTGTGGGCTGGCTTCGCCTATTTCGTCCAACATCATGAAATTGTCGTTGCGGCTATTGGCTATGTTGGTAAAGGCATAACCTGTACCGTTCCAAGATACCTTTGCATCATTCGGATTTGCCCAAATGGATAACGCCACCTTTGCGGCTGTGGTTTTACCGTCCGAGCTATCACCAAAGATATGAAAGCCGCCACTTTCAAGCCCAAGCAATTGCAGCAATGGGGCTGCCAATGCTGTACCCACTGCCAAACACAAACGACTATTGCCTGTTACATATTGACCAATGGCATCATTCCAGCTTTGTAACGTGCCTTTGGTCGCAAATGCCGCCGCTTGGCTCTTGTCACCGTTGTAAATCACCTTGAGGCTGTCCAGTGGTGTAATGACTTCGCCGCTTGGCAAAATATAGGCTTTGCCGTCATGATGCCAGCCGCCCTTGTCAGTGATTGCATGGCTTACCTTTAAGGCTTCCTTTTGGATGTGGTCGGCTAACTTTTCACGGCTACTTTTTTGTGAATAAATCATTACGCCATTGCTTTGTAAGACTTTCCAGCCTTGCCCTGTGCCTACATCCCCTAAAGGCAAAACAATGGTTTTAGATGGGCTGCCATAGTGTCGGGGACGTTCCAAAACAGCGTAATGATTGCCGTGTTCATCCAAGCCACCACCCAAGTGTTCAAAGCTGCTAGACAGTGGCATACGCTTTTCTTGTACTTCGCCTGTGTCCTTGTCTTGCTGTCTTGTGACATAAAACACGCCGCTTTTGGTGTTGTCTATGTATGGCTTTAAGTCATTGGCTGGCTGTTTTTCAATGTCAATGACACCTTGCAAAGCCTCTGCCACAAAGTCATGTTCTAAGTGTTCGCTCATTGCTGTGCCTCTTGTAATTTCTTCACCGTGTCCAGCATGTCCAATACATCCATGCCATTAATGCCGCTTTCCCACAATCGCACCTTGATACCTTGCCTTAATGCTCGCTTTTGTAATTCTCTTGCTGCCTTAATGCCTGTTTGATTGGCATCAGTATCAGCAAAAATAAAAAGCTCCTTTACCGTGTCAGGTATTGCCATGCTTGCCATACCATTGGCAGCCCCACACGCCCACACGGGTAATTTGGTCAATTGGTACACGGCGGTGGCGTTTTCGATACCCTCACACACTGCCAGCCTGTTATCGGCTGGGGTCAAGTGAATGGCTGCTCCTTTGTTGCTGCCTGAAAACCTTGCCATCATCTTTTTAGGGTTTAACAAGCGTCCTGTAAAAAATGGATTAGGCATGTTTAACTTGGCGGTATGATCGCTGTTTAGGTAAGTACGGTGTAAGCCCGTTAATTGACCGTCCACGCTCTCAAACTTGGCAACAATGGCAGGGAATTGCCCAATAAAATGGTTTTGCCCGTTTTGGTCACTTTCCCAATAGTCCAATGCCTCTACAAAGCCCAAATTGCCCAATGCTGGCGCAATGGCAGCCACATCCAAGCCACGCCCTTGTAAGTAGGTTTTAATACCTGTGTGGTGTTGGTTTGCCTCTGCCTTAGCCCATAAACGGCATAAGCTGGCTAAATGGTCTTTTTGGGGCTGCTGTGGTGGCTGTGGTGGCGTTTTGCGTTCGGGCAATGGGTTTGCCTCAGTCATGCCCAAAACGCCAGCAACAAGGCGCATAGCCTCTTTAATATCGCAACCATAAACATGCTGCACCAATGCAAAGCCATCACCGCCCAAACCGTCCATATGGCTACAAATGAATGTGCCTTTTCCTTGCTTATCATCGAAGCGAAAACGGTCTTTGCCACCGCAAGCTGGGCAAGGCTGGTGCTTGTTGGTCAATGATTGGGCTGGTACGCCCAAAGCGGTTAAAACGTAATGCCATTGCCCTATGGCATGGTGCGCTATGTCTTTAAAATCAATCATCTTGATTCCAATCAGTGAATAAAGCCGCACAAAGGCGGCTTGTGGTGCTTATTTGTTCGGATTTGTCATGTTTGCAATGACTTGCTGGCTGTAACGTGTATGTCCTGTGTAGGTAAAGACAATGCCATGCGAGCCACGAGAATCAAAAACATCCACTAAACCCAATGCCAAAGCCTCTACAATCACCTCCTTGACATGGCGCAATTGGCTGTATGGTTTGCCGTGTATGGCATCTGTTTGCACCGCATCAAGAAACGGCATTAAGCGTTCAGGAATGGCATTGTTGTCATGTTCGTTTTGCATCTGTAATGCTCCTTTGCCCAAAAAAAGGCTACAACAATCCAGCCTATGCCGTTTTAAGGCATTGGCTAGTTGATTTGATAAAGGGAATTTAAGGCGGTGTTATGCCGCTTGTGTGGTGCTGGCGTTAGGCTTTGGCGTTCGCTTCACTTGCGTTACATGGCTTAAGGTTTCGCCAATGGTTGCCATTTGTTGCATCATTTTGGCAGTCAAAAGCAAAGCACTGGCACAGCCTTGACTGGGTACGGATTCTGCCACTTGCTCAGTGGCGAAAGCCTCCGCCATTGCGCCCCAAGTGAACAAGGTAGCCTGTACCTGATTTTGCAAATTAACGGCATCATCAAAAGACAATTCACCTTGTTTTTGACGTTGCTCAAGCGTGGTGCTGGCAATGCTTAAAAACGTGCTTAAGCCATCAAAATGCAATTCATAGCTGTGTTGTTTGATTTGATTTTCTTGCATGATTATTCCCCTTGTTGCGGCTGTTGCGGCTGGTTTTGTGGCTCATTGAATGAAACAGACTTTTTCAACACTTGCCCTTGATGGGCTTGGCTTGGATAAGGGCTGTTTTTATAAGCCACTTGCATACATTCAGCAAGCAAAAAGGCGGTAATAAAGGCAAGAATAAAGCTGGTAGCTTTGATGGTTTGCACTGAGGCGGTGGCGTATCTCATGCCTCACCTCCTTGACCATTTTCCAATGTGTTCGGATATGTGAGGCGTACCGCAAAAGCTGGCGGTAAATCAGCCTCTTTTACAAAAACGCCATCTATCATGCGTCCTTTGCGGTCTTTGATTTCGTTGTAAGCGTCCTGTAAACACGCCACCACATCTAAGCCGTTTTGGGCTGCCAAGATGGTTAAAACCACCATACAGTCACCAATTGAATCGCTGATTACATCAGGCTTTTGCTTGGCAATGCCGCCAGCCAGTTCGCCTAATTCTTCGGTCAGTTTTGCCAATTGGCGGAATGAGTCGCTGCCAGCAATCAAATTGCGCTCATGCGCCCATGCTTCAACCGATACAAACAAATGAGAGGCGTTCATGCTTGGCTTCCTTGTGCAATACGGGAAACCGTCCAGCCTGTTGCTGTTTGTTCAATCAAAAAGCGGTAAAAATCACTGTTGCGTGTTGTGAGGTTGTCCACCATGTCGCAAGCCTCTTCAAAAGTTTTGAAGCTGCGTAACTTGTGGGCATAGATGGGGCGTGTAAACGCCTTGCGGATTTTGGTCATGATAGTGCCTTTTTCTGTTCGGTCTATAAAGACCACCCTTTACGCTGTCAATCGTTGGGGGTGGTAGACAAATGGCAGGGTTGACAGACTGGGACAAACAGAAACCCAGCAAGCCTTACGGCTTCCCTACCACTGTCCACCATAAAAAAGGCGCACCTGTGGCGTGGTATGCAGACGTAAAAATGCCGCTTTTAGGCGGCTTGTCTGCCTGTTTGTGTTTTCAGCCTGTCAAAGCTGGTCGGTGGATTGACACCAACGCTGCCATAATGCCGATTGTTTAAAATGCTGTCAATAGTGTTTAAAAGCGTTTAAAGCGGTTTTGCCATTAACAGGATGTTTTTTTTAAAATGCGGTAAATCGTCCGTGTGTTTAATTGGTGTTTTAAACTCAGTTCTCGCACCGCTTCGGGGTCGGGTAATTGCTTTGTCAATGCATTGTATTGGCGCACAATTTCAACGTTTCTGAAATGCAAGACGGCTGCTTTGCATTTTGGGATATAAATCTTTCTTGATGCCCAAAACGCATTTACCAATATTTCAGCATTTTTATTACCGATAACATCGCCAATTTTTTGGTTATTGGCTCGTGATGACTTTGTGAAGCCTTGATAAATGGGTAAAAAAGCACCGCCATAAGCCTTAATTAATTTTAAGGTTTCATCAATGCCAATCAATGCCACAAATTCATGAAAAGCATCAGGCAACATATGCTTGACAATTTCATATTCTTTTCTGATTAGTGCAGCTTTTTTTTTCTCTATATCAGCCATTTTTATTCACTTGTCATAAATAAAATTAAATGAATTACAACGCATGGTGCTTTAACAAAATTTTCCGAACCCTCTGGACGTTTAAACGGTATTCAGTTGATAAAATATCAATGGCAGCCATATTGGTCATAGGCATATCTTTGTTGGTCAATTCTTTGTAACGCTTGACCATTTGCAAATCACGCAAATACAAAGCACCGTTCTTAAGCGATGGAAAGCTGATTTTTCGCTGTTTGTAATATGGCTCAAACAACAAAGTCACTTTTTCAGCCCCAATCAATGCTTCAATTGCTTGGCGTTCTTTGGTCTTGCTTTTGGTCACTTGAATCACGCATCCTTGATAACGCTCCGCCAGTTTAAAAGCAGCATCTAAGCCAATTAAAGCCGTGATTTTGTGGAATGAATCAGGCAAAACATGCTTGATTGTTTCATATACCGCCTGATATTCGGTAATGGGTAAATGGGCGTTTTGGCTCATGCCTTGACCTCCGTATCAATCGCCATGACTTCGCTACCTTGCACAATCTCAATGCCAGCAATAGGACGCTTTTGTAATGCCTCTGCCTCTGCCATGATTGCGGTCTTGTTCAATTCTGTTTTGGTGCGTAAAAAGCGGCTTAAACGGCGTTTTTTCAGGTCGTCCATGATGGTATCAAGGTCGCCTGTCACTTTCACACTAGACGGTGTTTTGCGCCATTTGATTGCCCCATTGACCATAGCAATGCTTTTGCTTTTGCCGCCGTTGGTCAATTCGTCACGGTGGTGGCTGGCATACATGGCAATTTGGCTGCGTAGGCTGGCAATGTGTTGGGCAATTGGGGCGGTGGCTTGTTGGTGCTTTTCTTGTAACGCCAGTTGCTTGGCAGTGGTTTTGCTGCTTAGGTTTGCCAGTTGTTTTTCAGCATTGATCAATTCAGCAAAAGCGGCTTCAAAGTCTGCCTTATTGGTCAAGGTGTTGGTGCTTTGTGCTTGCATGTTTCTACTCTCTGTCTATTGGCTTGCTTGGCGTTTACTTGCCAAATGGTTGATGTAGGTTTCAATTTCAGATTCCAGCCATGCGGTTACATTGGTTGAAACCTTAAACGGCTTTGGAAAGTCAGGGTCATACCGTTTGTTTTTGGGGTTGATTTTGTACCAAATAGCAGTACGACTAATGCACAGCCGCTCTGCTACTTGTTTGGATCTTAATAATTTGTTGCTTGTATTGCTCATGTTTTGCCCTTATTGCTCTGTGTTAAACATTGCCGCCAATGTGCCTAAAAAAATTGGCTGCTGTGCCATGTCGCATGTCAGTACATCGCCTTTTTTTAAAATTGCATAAGAAAAAAAAAGCCGCAAGATGGCGGCTGGGTAATCGTTTTGTCACAAAAAAATGAAGCGTTTTGTTATATTTGGGTAATCGTTTTGTCACAAGTGGCTATTTTTTGTCATAGCGTTTAAATACTGTTTAAAAACTTCCGTATGAGCATTTAATGTTTTTGAGTGATTTTAAAAGGCTTGATGAACTAAACTTGATTTGGGGCGTTTTTAATGGGCTTTTAATTGCCAAAAAAGCACCAACACAGTGAGCAAAAGAAAAAGCCACTAAAAACACAAGTTTTTTTTGTTTTTTTTGCATTTAAAGCGTCTAACTTGAAACTAAATTTGCTAAGTCTTTTGTTTAGTCGCTTGCATATTCTTTTGTTTAATCGGTCTTTTTTTGCTAAGTAACTGGCATTTATTTACTTAAATTAACCAAATTCAAGCCAAAAAAATAAGCATGTGGGGTATGGCTCATTTTATTTGTTGCTCAAAAACACACAAAAGCCACCTGTGCAAAGGCTTTGCGCCTTGCTTGGGTGGCTTTAAATTGGTTTTAAAATGCGGTTTTATGGGTGGAAAATAAGCTTATAACATGGTATTTTGAGCGGATTTTGCTCAACAATGCTTTAAATTGCTCATTATTTTGGGCTTGACTGCTCATTTTTGGCTTGTTCGTAATGGTTTTTCAGCCAATCGGCATACCATTGCATCATATTTGCCCGTTCGTCCATGTACTCAGCCCTATTGTAAGCGGCTCTGATTTTGTTGCCCTCAACATGCGCCAGTTGCCGTTCTATGGCATCAGGATTAAAGCCTTGTTCGTTTAGTAGGCTACTGGCAAGGCTTCTAAACCCGTGTGGCGTGGCAATGCCTTTGTATCCCATTTTATTGATGATGTAACCGAATGTGTTTTCACTGATATAGCTGTCAGGCTTATTTCTATTGGGGAACATATAACGCCCATGCCCTGTGATGGTATGCAATTGCTTTAATATTTTGATTGTCCAATCTGCCAAAGGGATAACATGGGGGCGTGGGCGTTTCATGCGGCTGGCTGGTATGTGCCATTCTTTTTTATTCCAGTCAATTTCTGACCATTCACCGCCTCTTATCTCATGGTTACGGGCAAAACAAAGCATAAGCAACATGATCCCCAGCTTATTGGCTTGATATGCGTCCACTGCAAACAGTCTGCAATAAAACTCGCTTAATTGCTCACGGGGCAAAGCTGGCATATGCTCAACTGGCTTTTGATTGATAAAGCCTTGTAATGGTATGGCTGGATTACTATCAACCAATTCCATTAAAGCGGCATAGTTGAATATTTTCTCTATACGCTGTCTGATTTGGTTTGCCGTTTCTGTTGCCCCACGCTTGGCAATGCTTTCAATGATACGCTTCACATCCTTGACCGTAATTTCATTGACAGGAACATGCCCTATTGTCGGGAATACATCCACTGATAGGCTGTGTAACACTCTTTTGGCGTGGTTTTCTTTCCAGCGTGGTGCTTGTGTTTTGTGCCATTCCAACGCCACCAATTCAAACGTGTGTAAGGCGTTCTGTTTTCTGACAGTCTTTTCTTTTTGTTTTTCGGCTGCTGGGTTCACGCCAGCCGCTAACAGGCTTCTAGCTTGTTGGTGCTGTTGCCTTGCTTCGCTCAAACTTATATCAGGGTATTTGCCAATTCTTAATGATTGCGCTTTGCCATCAAAGCGAAAGTTATACACAAAGTATTTAGTACCGCCACGCTCTTGGCTGGCAACAACAAAAGACAAGCCGCCACCATCGGCAAAGGTTTGTTTTTTATCGGTAGGCTTTGCAAGCCTCAATTGTCTGTCATTTAGATTTAAAGGCAT